CTGAAATAATAATACATTTAAAATAAGAATCATTGTGTAAAGAAGAATGTATAACGAATTAGAGGGAATAACAACCACGTACAATAATGTGGTAAAGATATGCAGTAGCTGCAGTGTTCTCACCAATATTTATTGAGGCAAAAAGAAGATTAAAATGTTTACTAAATAACAAAACAATATACACAGATGGTATGAAGCCTGATGATATAGCAAGATTACTTAGAAATTATGAGAAAGCAAAATGTTTTTATGCAAATGACTTAACAAAGCAAGACAGACAAACAGATGAACCATTAATTGATGTTGAAATGGAAATATATAAAATATTAGGAGTTGATCAAGAAGTGTTAGCATATTGGAGATAAGTGCATACTGAATGGAGATTCAAAGGAAAATATACATAAGGCATAGAATATATGATGAGATTAACAGGACAAGCAACAACATCCATAGGAAATTTCATAACAAACATGTAAGTGCATGCAGATCTTGTGATTAAAAATTGGAGTAATATAATAATAATGTTATTTTTAGGTGATGACATGGTAATGGCATGCAGAAATGAGTTAGATAATAAAAATTTAAGAAAAGATATTGCAGTTAATTTTAACATGCAATCAAAAGATTCAATAAATCATGATTACGGTGAGTTTTGTCATTACTTAATGTATAACACAGAAGTAGGAATGGAAATTGGACCAGACATTCCATATAAAAGATTAAGATATGAAGTACCAAATAGTATGGATGAATAAACTGATGATTTGATCAAAGCAAGACAAATGAGTTATATCATGGACATGGGTGCACAATAATAAATGTTAGATGTAGTTAAAATAAATTAATTACCAATATAACCAACAATGTGGTATAATTAAGTATGTAATAGCAGAGCAAATTAGATAAAATACAATATAAATCATTTAGAAGTATTAGAAGAATTAGAATAATTCAAAAATATAATGTTAGAAAAGAAAATTTATGAACATGAATTTATGTTCTGGCAGTACAAAGTATATAAAAAGTGAGCAAGTAGGAGCCCAAATGCGTTTATCAAAGG